GGCAGATCGGGCAACTCCGAATCCCACGACCTTCGTGGTGCTCGACCTTTGGCTCCGGGATGCTCATCCGGTTCAGCTCCCAATCGATGTCGTCCCAACGAAGCGATAGCGTTTCCGAGGGTGTGCGCAGCCCACCGTAGCGACTCAGGCCCAGGATCACTTGCCAGACGGGGTTGGCCTTCTTCATCAGCTTGTCGACCACTTCGCGAGGTACGAACTCGTTGACCTTCACCGAACTCTTCTGCGTTTTTACTTTGCAGAACGGGTTCTCGTCGATAATCTTCCAGTCGACCGCATCGTGCATGAATTGCCGCGCAAACTGGATCCGTTTGTGGATCGTGGTCGTGGCCATCCCTCGAGCTTTGAGCTTCTCGTGAAACTCTTTCGCATGGCCTGCGGTGATCTGGTTGATCCTGATCCCCTCGGGCATGAACTCTTTGAGGTTCGCAACCACCTGCTTCCAAACCGCAACCGTGGCTGGTTTGCGGCTTGCCCCATGGCGCTCGATGTAGTCGTCTAGGAACTCTTCCATGGACATGCACCTGCGATCGATTTGGAGCTTCCCAGATGGAATCAAATCGAGCCGTTCGAGCTTCTCGCGGATCGTTGGCGATTCCGAGAGCCAACGTGCATCGTCGCGATCGATCGCGTTCCCAAGGATTCTGGCTGCCAGCATGCTTTCGACGCGTCGCTGTACCCCTTCGGCATCGCGCTCGGAAACTTTGCCGATATAGAGCACCCTTCGTTTGCGATTCTCATCGAAGTACAGGATCCGCCTGTTGCCTGATTTGTCGGTCGAAATAGAAGCCATCGTTTAAATCTCCTGTCAGTTGGTCGCATGAAATATCCGTGACTTGCGTCACCCTCGGCGGCCATTGGCTAGAGTGTCGTTCCCGATCAGTTTTCGCTCCAGGAACGCTTGGATGTCTGAAACGCGGTAGCGAATCAAACGTCCGAACTTCACATGCTGGAGTTCCCCTTTGGTGCGAAACTCGAAGACCATGCGCCGTGAAATGCCGAGCATTCGGGCGGCCTGTTCTTCGTCGACTACCATGGGTTCGATCCCCTTGAAAACACTCATTTCTCACCATCCTTTGCGGTCATCATTCAATGATTTCGAAAGGGTGTGAGTCGCCAATGTCCGATGCACACAGGAGGCTCACTTACCCGGTAAAGTCCAGCGGCTCTTGGCAGCAATTCCCAAGCTTTTTCAGCTTTGCTGCCCAGGTTGTTAGTGGGCTCTCTGATCGAGCCCCAAAGATTCGAGGCAGTCGCGAATCGATGCCACATGCTTGTTGACGGTGTGCCAATTCATCTTCATGGTCTTGGCGATCTCGTTGATCGATTGGCCATCGGCGAGCGCATCGCTGATTTGCTGTTCGATCGGTGAGAGCAAAGTGCGAGCCTTTGCTAGATCGGCCAACATGCTGATGTGTGTGGCTTGGTCGACTCCGTACGAAGAGTCCACCACATGCCGAGGCATGTTTTCGCTGCCGGTGACGTGGTCGCTGTAACGGTTTCGGGTTCTTCGATACTGCCGAAGCTGTCGGTCGATCACTGCGGTGATGGCGGTTTGGCCAGAGGCACCGTTGGATTTCTCAGGGTTGAATTCGAAGTCCATGAGCACCAGCAAAATCTGCTGCTGCACGTCTTCGATGTCGTGTCTTTTGAATCCCATGCGTCTGGCACGGGAGGAAATCCATTTGGAGATGGTCTTTTCGGTCGGTCGTTTGCTAACTGTGATGCACATGACGATTCCTCGATTGCTCGCGTGGTTGTTTCGATCGCGAGGCAATTGTTCGAGAAATACAGGGTCATGTATCTAGGGTCATACATGTAGTCTCAAAAGTCATATGGGACACATTACAGGGTCACGCCGGTCACATATGACCCCACGTGGGACACATTACAGGGTCACGCCAGTCACATATGACCCCACGTGGGAGCAAATTACAGGGTCATGACTACATATATGACCCCACTTCCCACACATTACAGGGTCAGCGCACTCACCTGACTTTTGATCGAAGCGCGCGAAGTAGAGGGTCGAGCGGCAAATAATTATATGGAGGCACAACGCTTCCACGTTTAACAACGCAGGAGTTTGCCATGCATCAGTCCCCATCCATGTCGTTTCTGATCCACGAGTCAGCCGACGAATACCACGCGAAAGCGAAGCACTATCTTTCGAGCCATCAGTTGGCCGACTTTCGCAAGTGTCCTCAGCTCTACTACCGCAAGAAGACCCAACCACGCACCCAAGAAGAATCGCCGGCCTATCTGGTCGGTCGTGCCGCCCACGTCCTGATCCTCGAAGGCCTCGAGCGATTCCATGAAGACTTCGCTGTCGGCGGTCCCATCAATAAGAAAACCGGCCTGCCATTCGGGCCAGCCACCAAGGCCTGGACTCAGTGGGCCGAGACGGTCGGCAAACCCGTGCTGTCCGATTCGCAGTTCGAAACGATCGAGCGGATGAATGAATCGGTCGCAATGCACGAGGCGGCTGTTGATTTGCTGCAATACGGAATCGCCGAAGCGGTCGTGCGGGCCGAGTACTGCGGATTCCCCTGCCAGATCCGTATCGATTGGTTGGATCCGTCCCCGAGCATCGTGGACCTGAAAACCTGCGATGACTTGACCTGGTTCGAAGCCGACTCGCGGCGCTACGGGTACGCCCATCAATTGGCATTCTACCGAGCCGTGCTTAAGAAAGCCCTGGGGATCTATGTTCCCGTCCATCTGATCGCCGTGGAGAAGAAAGAACCCTACCGCTGCGGTGTTTGGCAACTCTCGAGCGAGGTTTTGAACCTCGCCCAAAAGGAAAACGAGCAGGCGATCGATCGCTTGCATGCGTGCACTGCGAACGATTCCTGGCCCACGGGCTACGAAGAGACTCGCGTCTTCGATTTTCTCTGATCCATCGCAGTAGGCAGGTGGGATGGCGTGACGCTCCCGGCCACGAATGGCAAACGGAGAGAGCGTCCGGACTCCCTGTGCCCACCTGCTTGCTGTTTTTGTTTTACCCAGTTTTTTTGTTCGTTCTTGTAAGGAAAAAGCACATGAGTTTGTTACAGCAAGTGCAGCGTGGGAAAGCCCACCTGCCACCACGGATCTTGGTCTACGGTACCGAAGGGGTCGGCAAGAGTAGCCTCGCAGCAACCACCCCCAAACCGATCTTCATCCAGACCGAGGATGGCCTGGGAGAGATCGACTGCGATCGCTTCCCACTGGCCAAATCCCTCGAAGATGTCGTCGCGGCCCTGACGGAACTCGAAACCCAGCAGCACGATTACCAAACCGTGGCGATCGATTCGCTCGATTGGCTGGAGCGATTGATCTGGGATGCCATCTGCCGACGCGAATCGGCGACGACGATTGAGAAAGTTGGAGGTGGCTACGGCAAGGGCTACACCCTGGCCTTGGATTACTGGCGCAAGCTCATCGACAAGCTTGGTAACCTCCATCGCGATCGCGGGATGATGATCTTTCTGATCGCTCACGCGAAGGTCGAGAAATTCGAGGATCCCGAAGCGCCGGCCTACGACCGCTACTCGCCTCGTCTGCACAAGCATGCCAGCGCCATCATCACCGAATGGTGCGATGCGGTGCTCTTTGCCACCAAGCGATTCACCACGCGCACCGAAGAAAGTGGCTTTGGTCGCCAGAGAGCGATCGCAGCACCCGTGGGTGCTGCCGGCGGCGAACGCATCTTGAAAACCGTCGGTGGTCCCTCGTGCGTGGCCAAGAACCGGTACCGGCTCAAACCTGAAATTCCATTGGCTTGGGATGCGATTGTTGGCGGCATCCTCGGCTCATCAAACGAACTGTCCAACCCTGTTTCTGTTCCAGAAGGAGTAACGAACCTTGGCTAATCTCAACAACTTCAATGCGAACCAAGTCGAACCGTCGTCGGATTTCGAACCGATCCCGGCCGGCAAGTACCTGGCGATCATCACCGAGTCGGAACTCAAACCGACGAAGTCCGGATCGGGGAGCTATTTGCAGCTCACGTTCCAAATCCTCGAGGGGGAATACAAAGGTCGATTCCTTTGGTCCCGACTGAACCTTCACAACGCGAATGCGACTGCGGTGCAGATCGCGCAAGCGGAGCTTTCGGCCATCTGCCGTGCCGTTGGGGTGCTCACCCCTGGCGACTCGGTCGAGCTGCATAACTTGCCGTTGGTCATCAACGTCAAGTGCCGCAGGCGCGAGGATTCGGGGGACATCACCAACGAGATCCGAGGTTACGCGAAACCTGCAGCGGCTACGGCTCAGCCTCAGCAAGCGAGTCACACGACTCCACCATGGAGACGTCCCTCGTGATCGAACTTGAACTGCCGTACCCACCGTCAGTGAATCATTACTGGCGGCGGGTGGGAGCACGGACGCTCATCAGCCGCGGGGGTCGACTCTTCCGTCAACAGGTTGTGTCGATCCTCGAGGCGCGCGGCGTTCGCCCCATCGATGGTGACTTAGAAGTCTTCATTGAACTGTATCCACCCGACCGTCGTCGCCGGGATATCGATAACTCCCTGAAGAGTCTTCTCGATGCACTTGGGCAAGGAAGTGCCTATCACGACGACAGCCAAATCATCCACCTAGACACCTGGAAACGCGAACCGATCCCTGGAGGCATGGTTTTTGTACGCATCTCGAAATGTATGGAAGAGTGATCATGGTGAAAAACCTTAGACGCAAAGTTTGTAGTGATTGCGGTGTGATTGTTACTAGACGAATCAAAGAGTGCCCTAAATGTGGCGGTCTGATGGTGCCACGCAAACGTCTAGTCAATCAACCGACTGTCGATCCTGAATGCGATGGGGTTCGTGAATCCTATCGGAGCCTGTCGTCTCGACTTGGAGAAGGTTTCGGCATGATGAACGATGGCTTTGAATGGATAGATCGGGTGTTCGACGATGAGCGAACCCCTGCTTGTTACGACGAGTCTGATGAGGATTAATCCGATGCAACTACGTCCCTACCAACAAGCTGCGGTCAACGCGGTCTACAACCATCTGCGTGATCGCGATGACAATCCTTGCGTGGTCATTCCAACAGCGGGGGGGAAAACTCCATGTATGGCCACGATCTGCAAGGATGCGGTCACGCTCTGGCAAGGTCGCGTCCTCGTTTTGGCTCATGTCAAAGAACTCCTGCAGCAGACTGCCGACAAACTAACCGCGGTCTGCCCAGAAGTTGACTATGGGATTTACTCCGCAGGACTCAAGCGACGTGACACGGACAATCCGGTCATCATCGCTGGGATCCAATCGGTGTATAAGCGAGCCTGCGAGCTTGATCGATTCGATCTGATCATTGTTGATGAGGCGCACCTAATCAGTCCTGATGGTGAGGGGATGTACCAACAATTCCTCGCCGAATCCAAGATGGTGAATCCTCGCGTGCGGATCATCGGCTTTACGGCCACCCCGTTTCGACTCAAGGACGGACCGATCTGTGCGCCGGAGAATATCCTC